GATTCAGATTCGTGAGTTGCTGTAAATGTAGATATAGTTTTTTTTCTATTAAGAACATATTTAAGTTGTCGTATCCCATCTGGTCCTGTAATATGAAATGACCTTACAGGTATCTTTTGACCAAGAGCCTTTTCCACAACTGATGGTGTAAGAGGAATCATATCTCTTTGACGAACCCAATTCAATACAGATTTTGTATGAGCAGGATACCACTTATTATCTATCCAACTCGGCCCAGCTTGTTTAGATGGTGCATAAGTGGATTCCATCAATAAGTCTTTAAGTTTAATCATTAAACTTCTCCGTTATATCAATAAGTTCATCATAATTACTTCCCCACGCAACTTTGACTGGATACTTATCTCTCTCTAACACACTTTTTATTTCTGTAAGAAGTGGTAGCCCATCATCAATGTGCATATCAAATAGAAATGAATCATAACTATACAATACAAACTTACTCTTATACTTTTCCATTATCTTCCTAATATCTTTTATAACTAATGCATTCGATTCTGTTTCTAATAACTGAATATAATAGTTAAACAACTTGTTTGCGTTAAAATCATTTCCCCTTATTTCTCTACTATAAATATCGGATTTAATAAAATTCTCTTGCTTATAGAGTTGCCACAATTTGTTAGTGAAGTCCTTTACCTTACCAAAGTAATCTATACTCTCTGCTATGTCATCAGGTATAAATCCATACAAGTATTGAAATGACAAACCCTTTGCTTCCTTGTAACTTATATTAAACTTGTCTGCAAAGTGTTGGTGAACTGATTCTCTTGAGAACTCATAGTCAACCTTTTCTGCGATAAGTCGTAAGTGATATGCGTCATAATCAAACTCAACTAACTTACCCTCACCACCAAATCTACTAATGAACTTTTTACGACTACCATCATTTTTATTTAGTGCTGCGAAGTTAATACCACCAAATCTATTCGATGGACGACCTGTAGATGTAAATGGATTATATTCTGAATATACCATGCCATCGGTGGTTTGTAATCCATTTCTTTCTATGTATGTAAAGTTGTCAAACATATCATCGTTGTATGTCATAATGTCAGGAGTGTCGTATTTTTCGATTAAAACCTGCATTCCTGTTGCTATCTTATACAGGTGTGATGTAAATCTCATAATAGGAACAGAAACATTTACGTCTTTCTTCTCATAATGTTTCATATGATAGTGTCGGATTATATCATCAGAATATAAATCGAAATCCGTTTTCTCACCTGTATTCCAATAATTGAGTAGATTTATATCGATAAGATTATCTAAGCCTGTAAGATGGTATGTGTGTTTTTTATCAAGTGTATAAACTTTTTTATTTTTATTTTTTAGAATATTTAAGTCACCTTTAGAGCAATAACTAATTCCATCTGTATGTTGGAATGGTAATACGTATGATTTATTATCTAACATTATAAATAATACAGATAGTTTTGTTTCTACTGAATGTAGTTTGTGATCGGTGGGGATAGGTAGTAATATGATTTGTTCTGCTAACTCGTAGTCAGTCAAGAAAGCATTAAACTCTGTGCTAGTTTCTATGAACTTCAATTTATAACCTTAATTTTGTAATAAATATTAAGTTTATTTATGAAATTCAACAAAATTATATATTTTCATCCTTATCTGTGGAAATGTCTTTTCAGCTAATACAACTGAATTTTTATTTAACTTTTCCATCTCTGTTTTATCTTTATTTAATGACCAAGTTACGACTTGTTTATTGTATATGGAATCTGCTTCTTCAAAGCTTTTTTTAGAAACTTCAAGAATAGAAAATGCATCTGTGGATGTTGATAATTGTAAAAAATATCTTTTAAATGAACCTCTATCGTAATCTCCTTGAGTCGGTATCACTCTTTCATTTTTAAAATACTTCGATACGGGTGGTTTTTGAGAGGTTGCTATTAAGTAACCCTCTTCTGGTGATAAGTTCTGTCTTCTAAAAAGTTCTTTTGAGTATTTTTGTGGTGAACTTAGAGTTTGATAAACCACTCTCTTATCCTTAGTAATTATTTTGTGATATGCTGTTCCTACAGGAACAAATACATCTTCATTATCACCAAAGACAAATTCCTTAGATTTAGTTATACCATTTGGTTCTATTCTTTCTACTGTAGGATCGTTTTGTAATATAGCCATAATTTTAGTTTCTTCGTGCAGGACCTTGTTGACCAGCAGATAATCCTGGATCGTTCTGTCTTGCATCTAGTTCTTGTTTTCTTGTTAGACTACTATCCAACTCTTTCTTTAAATTAAATTCGTAATCACCTACTTTTCCAGCACTAGCAGTCAAATACTCTGAGAATGATAGGTATGGTGGTTTTCCAACCCCACTATCAATATCAAAATTATTACCTTTAATTTCATTAAACAAATCTACCATCGTGGTAACGTCTGTTTTCTCATTGTTATTTACACCTTTACCCAAACCATAATCTATTCTCATCAATCCTTTTAGAGTTGTTTTCCAACTTCCATTGTCAATAGCATGAGCAACACTTACTATTTGAAAAACAGTCATATCTCTATATCTTTGAGGTATGTGTGATGAAGTAAAACATTGTCCTGCATATATTCCAGCTGTACCATCGATGGTAATACTGAACTCTAATGGAACTAATACGTCAGTCGTATTTTCAATAGAGTCTGGAGCATTATTTAAAAAATGTAAAGCAGCAGATTTATAATTTTTTCTCATCAACCCTAATTTAGTATACAAATATCTATACTCTTTTTTGCTATCCGCTCCAACAGAGTAACCATCTGAAGTTACCATTTTTTTATCATACTCAATACCATCATCTAAAACTTTTCTGATTTGTTTTTGACTGTATTTTTTTAACATACTACTGGTATTAATATCAGTGCGATTTTCTTTCAACAACAAAGGTCCAACTAATCCCTCATTACTATAACTATCCTCCGTTTTAGTTTGTAAGTTATTTCCCCATCCAGCAGCATCCCATTTACTATTTCCTAAAATTCGTTCCATTCCTTTGAATGAAATACTCTCTGCAATCTCTTTTCCTGGTATGTTAAATATTTCTCCTAACCTCTTTCCTTTGGCTTCTAAGTTATTGTCTGAAGTCATACTTTCAGCATCCGAACCATTTCTTCCATAAACAACTGCTGTCTGCATTCCTGATGGTATCTTAGAAGTCATTTGTTGTTCATGAACTATTGAATTTGTTCTCCATGTTGGAAATACCAGTAAACCATCGTGTCTGTAATTTTCTGTTGGTAATCCTGTATTTATATCTGCTGATGGGTTTTCTAATAACGACCTAACAGGTTCTACGTTACTGTTTTCCTCCACAACTGTAGCTGAAAATCCATCATCGTTAGTCTGTATTTTAAAATTCCATATACCACCACAAGAAGCACTTATCCTATCCAATAAACCCTGTAAACCATCTTCAACTGTATTTGCTCTTACGAACTCTTCTTCTATAATACTTACATTTATAAGTAAGTTTCTTAAATAACCAAACTCTCTCTTGTCTACACCACCCTCATTGGTAAGTTTGTTTATTCTATTTTGTGCATTTTCTTTTATACTTGTAAACTCTGATATATCATCGTCTGAACCTGCATTCATACCTCTATTAGTATTGAGTAAATCTGTAGGGTTCAGTTTTGATTTTTTTGTTCCTGTTTTCTGAGTTGAAAAACTTGGTAACTCTGCTGCTCTTTTAGCTAATTTTGACATACCAATTCTACCTTTTACTTCATCTTTATCTGATTTTGTAACTTTTGGTTTTTTATTTAAACCTTTTTCTACTTTTTCAACCTCATCAAAATCCAAATCAAATGGGAATTGACCTGGTATTATAACTTCTTGTGCATTCATAGTTAAAAGATTAGCTGAGTCATTTCTTATTTTGACACTTTGATAAAGTTTAGCAGTTCCGCCACCCACATGATTTACTGACCTAATGTAGTTTACAATATTATCATCACGATCTACTCTAGCAACAAATCTATTTAATATATTATCTTCAAACCAACCATAACTTACATAAGGACCTAAAAAACTATCGTCTTGTCCTTCAATTTCTACATTTCTTACTTCTTCCGTTAGTATCGTATCGTAGTATTTACTTGTGGAATCCACCTGACGACCAGCAGCACCTGTCGTCACTAAATCTAACAATTCATCTCTCAAACCATCAAAAAATATTCTTGGTGGTACGTTGACTATTGATGTATCATCTATCTTATTTTCTGCAGATTCTTTGTGTTCTGCTTTTTCCTGCGATTTAAAGTTATTAACCCAAAAATGTTCTGAATCTCTAGATAGATACCATTTTCTCTTAGCTCTTATCTGATTTTTAAACTCATCACTAAACTCAAATGTTTCTGCTTTTTCAGTATCACCAACACTCTCACCAAATATATTACTAGCAGGTGAAACTAATGTTGTGGTGCAATCAAACCCACCATCATCTCTACCAGTCCAATTAAAATTAGAAACTAAGCCATATAACATCTCTTGGTTTCCACGACCTTTTTCAATGACTGCTTCAGTTATGTTATCTATCTGACTTGAATTGATTTGCTTCCAATTATCATATACTGTATTGTCTGGTGTGTGACCTGGCCACATCCAACCAAACTCCACTGCTACTGTGGCTCCAGGATGTAAAAAGTATGGTGTTAATTCAGTCAAAGTTTCGAAATCCCAACAAACCCAATTAACTCTTATTTGTTTTAATGCTTTAGTTCCACCCTTAATATCAGTAGTTATGGTTTTCAATCCAGCCATCGGTCTATAATAGTTATCTGTATCGTATACACCATCACCCTGTCCGAATGTATTAGTTCTAAGTTTACCACCTATACTTCTAGGTTTTCCTAAGTTTGTTAATATGGTTGCTTCATCTTCTCCAAAACTAATTTCTTTTGTGTTCTCTTGTCCACCTGATATAACAACGGGTTTGAATCTACTTGGCACTTGTGCATTTGGATTTTTACCTTGAAGTTTTAGAATAGCTTGTTCTGTTTTTGAGGATTGTTTTGTTGATGGAACTGTAAGTGAAATCATTCTAGACCATATGGTTCTGGATGAAAGATAACTTAAATCTCTATTACCTGTAAAAACATCACCCTTACCATCACCTTTTGACATTGGTTCTGAAACTTTTGTAGTTCTCTTACCAGACATTCTCATTTTTTCTAATAATGTCTTTTGCACTACTGCTGGTATCGGGTCTAATATAATCATAATATTAACTGTTAAGTTTATCGTAATCTGATAGGATTTTCTCTACGTTTCCTGGAATTCTTATTTGGAAGTTTGGATTCAATACTGTTCTACCTTTACCTAAACCATTTGCTTGTGCGATTATCCACCACAAAGAAGCGTCATTGTAAAATTTAAAAGCAAGATTGTCTAATCTAGAACCATCTTTAGGAAATATAAATCTATCCGAATCTGATAATGGTATTGTTGGATATAAAGTTGGTACGAGAACTCTTTGTCCTTTTTTATTCATTTTTTGTGGTGTTGAACTATATCTTGACATTTATAACTCCTAAAACTTAAATGGTATAGTTGGTAAAGGTATGTCGACATTTGGAGCGTCTGGTAAAGATTTAAGTGCATCTATTTCAGCCTTAGCTGCTTTAATAGCTTCTTCACCTTTTTTTAGTTTAGCATACAAATCTTCATCTACACCCGTTATTCCTAATTCTTCAAATAGATGTGGGAAATCATGTTTGCTATTGTGTGTGTAACTTGTAGCTTTATTCGTACCTAAATCTTGTCCTCTATCATATCCTACTCTATTCGGTGATAATGATGCTACGTCTGAAGGATCGTTTATAAATGTTCCAAAATCATAATCATCTCTCAACCAATTTAAACCATAAAATTTACCTGTTGTTTGTGGTAGTTTAGGTTCTATTACTCTCATATCTGCAGATATTTGGATTAGTTTTGGTAATCTTAAACCAGGTTTAATCTCCCAAGTGGATTGAGTATCTATTGAATAATTTAAGCTTTGTAATAAAACTGGTAACTTATTAACCATATCTCCAATTGTTACTGAAGCAAATGGTGCAACCATACGATTTTGTTTTATTGATGGATAGGTAAGACCTCTTAAATAATTTAATTTTTCCCAAAGAGTGATTATCTCTTGAACCGATTTTGGCATTACCTTAAATGTAACATTGAAGTTTCTCGTAGAACCTCTGTAAACATAAACCTTGTCTGGTCTACCAATGTAACTTTCTTCTGCGTAGTCGGGTGAAGATGTATCAGAAACACTCTCAAGTATTGCTCTAAATATAATCCATTTACCATTTATCATATCTCTAAATTTAAATGGAATAAAATCTATGTTTGTATCATTAATAACGTCTGTTACAGTGCTACCACCATACGGATGTAAATTTACCTTATCTTGTAAGCCTGAAGAATATTTACCATCAGAACTCATTCTTACAACACCCATTTCATCATCAGCTATTGTTCTACCAGGTGCACCTTGACTTCCGAGTCCTCTTACTATGTCGGCTTTTTGAACTGTATCTTCGTATCTATTATCTTCACCAAGCTGTCCATAATTCAACATCTCATATCTTTGTATTCTATTCCCTAATCTATCTTTAGAAGCATTAACGGCATTATCAGGAAACTTTGGTGTTATTGGTTTTTCAGAAAATTTCTTTTTTGCATATAAAAAACCATCAGTCTCACCCATATTTAAACCGTAACGTTCACCACTAGCAAAACCTGATGCGATTGCAAAAGGTATTCCATTAGTCTCAAAATCATCTCCAAGATTTATACCAAGACCAAATTCTGACCCTGCAACTCCTGCTACATCATGTTGTTTTTGTGCCAAAGTAATACTGTAAGTATTTCCACCATCATATATGTTACGTAATGAACCTCTAGTGTTTTGGTCTTTACTTTCTTTGGCTGTTGTAAAATAAGAATCTGGTGTGGATACTGAATCTAATCCATCTTGTTTGTATGCTAAATTTGCACCAAAATCACTTACAAATACTCCGTATCTTTCTCCATTATTATAATATGCAGGAAGATTCAAACCACCTCTACCAAAGGATTTATCTCCAACTGCATTAAGAGCATCTGGCTGTGTTAGTAAGTTTTTTAATCCTGCTTGAAACGCTGCTTTACCTTCATCAAAAGCAGCCATATCAAAACTCAATGAACCTTTAGATATATCAGCGTTTAATCTAACCGATGGAAATGCTGATGATACAGTTCTTGCGATAGCACCTAAATTTAATCCACCTTTTCCACTAAACTTAGGGAAACCTATGTCTATACCTTTTACAGAATTACTGATTGCGCTGAATGGATTTGAAAAGCTTGGTATATTTACATCAGGTAATGATGGAAAATTTGGTAAGGGTGGTAAACTTATACTTGGTAATTTAATTCCACCTAAAGCTGAAGCAACTCCTCCACCAATACCTTTTAAAAGGTTTGCTGTAGTATCTGCTAAACCACCTAATATATTTTGTATACCACTAAGATTTGGTGTCTGTGGTGTAGGAATATCTATTAAGAATGGAAACATCGATGTTAAACTAAACGATTTTCCTAATATTGGTTTTTCTAAATCAGTTCTTCTTAATTTTATTGTCGGCGCTTGTATTTTGTCAAACCCACCAATGTTTGGAAAAATATCAGATATACCATTTGCAGCTCCTTTTATAGCCGCACCTACTCCTTTTAAAATATTACCTGCTTGAAAATTTGGATTCAAACTAACCTGAGGAAATGCTACATCTATACCATCCATGAATTTTACTACACCATCTCCTGCATTAACAACAAAGTTACCAACATTTTTTACTAACTGAACACTTGGTGAACCTGCAGGTTGTAAATGTCTAACACTATGCGCACCTATTGCTAATGAATCAATTATTGATGTTGGTCTCCAAGTTCTTATATCACTACCTTTCATTTCATCTGCTGTTGTGATACCTTGACCTAGTCCTCTACCACTTGGAGAATCTCTAAATATATCTGGACCTGTAGAAAATCTTTGTTGTTGTGGTCCAGGTAAAGGTTGTTTTCCACCTAAAACATCACCAATCTTTTTTACCAAACTTCCGCCTTGTGGAACTCCATCAACTCCAAGACCATTTGCATTCATCTTTTGTAAAACATTTTGTTTTAATACAAAACTAACACCTCTTGGTGTCAATAAAAACTTACCAATCCTTTGAACGTCAGCTACAGTTCTTGCAGCCTGAGTAACAGCACCTGCTCTCACCAATCCCAAATCTACTTTTCCTAAACCTCCTGGTCCCCATCTATCACCGACTCCTTTAAGAATGAATGGTTCATCAAAACCTAATCTTTGTTCAAATCTTGCACCCAATCTATCTGCATTATTAAATGCTCTTTCATAATACTTGTCTAACGTAGGAACTTGTTCTTCTACAATTGTTTTTGGATTAAAATTTTGATTGAATTGAAAAGTGAGTTCTTCACTCTGACGACTAAAAGCAGTAAATACTTTATTTTCTATCTGAATTCTTGGTGGTATTTCAAACGTTTTGTTTCCCGTAACAGTGGTTGCGGAATGACCATCTTGAAAAGATTGTGGTGTCTGTTTTGAACCAACACCTTTTGCTAAATCTGATTTCATATCTATTAATGCCATTCTAAGTTCCTACCCTCTCACAATATCTAAAATATTCTGAGACATTACTGTGTTTATTTTGATTAACTCATCTAATTTCGTTTCTAATGCTCTAGTATCCATCTTTGCACCTGCGGCTGGTAATGGAGTTACCATTTCTGGACCTTTTTCACCAATCAATGCATTTGTGGGACCTGTTACAGTACCACCATCTGACATTGGAAACATAGCACCTATACCACCACCAATTAAACCACCTGCAGCTGCACCTGCTCCCATAGCTCCTAAAGCTGCTGGTAATGCAGTACCAAGAGTTAAACCACCAACAACTAAACCAATCAAAGCACCTAATATTGCACCCATCGCGATATACTTTGATCTTGTTTTATCTGCAGCTGCTGCATTTTGTTCCTCTGCTCTAACTAATGCACCCATTCTTTCTACACTTAAACCAACACTATCTGCTAATGCTTGTCTTTGTACAACAGTCATTTTATTAAATTCAGCTTCACCACCAACTTGTTTAACAATCTCATCCATCATACCAGCTTGGTCACCTGTAAATGCTAATTGTCTTGCTTTATCAAGACTTATATTTTTACCTAAAAGAACTTGAGCTTCCATTTGTTTTTCTATAGAACTTTCAAAATCAAGTAACGAATTAGATATACTTGCTACATCACTTAAATTAACACCTAACTCTTTTGCTCTCTGTGCTGCCTCAAATATATTTGCACCACCATCTTTTGCAAACTTTGCAAAATGTTCTGTATTACCAGCTACATCATCCATTATAGCTTTAAATGGAACACCTGCTTTTTGATATGCCATCATTTGTGATTTTAAAACCTCAAGACTTGAATCAGAAGTTGCTGCCATCATACCCATAATCTTGGCTTGATTTTCTGCAGTTACTCCTGTTAAAAAAGCAGTTAATCTCATACTAGCAGCAAGTTTTACACTTGACGAATCCATATTACCAAATTCGTCTGCTATAGCATTTGCTTCTGCACCGAATAGAAGAAATTCTGGTCTAGAAAAAGCATCACCTATAGTCATTCCTGTACTTTGTATAGCACCTTTTAACTGTTTACCTATGATACCAACCACAGCAATTGATGCAGCACCAAACGCTTTCATTTTTGCTGCACCCTTACCTTTTAACATTTCATCATCGTTCAAACCTGCTAAACCATCTTTATAAGCAGCACCAGCTTGATCCATAATATCTTTCAAATCACCACCAATACCAGGAATCTTACCAACAACAGTCTTAATTTTATCACTTTTATCTTGGTAGGATTTTAAAGATTTTTCAGCCATTGATTTGGTTTCTGCTTGTTTTTTACCAACATCTCTAATAGCAATTAAGGATTCCTCCAATTCATCATTACCATCTTTTCTAGCTTTAGCAATTTTTTTCTCAATGTCTAAAATATCAACACCTTCACTAAATACATTTTTTTGATTTTGTAATAATTTTTGACCTAAATCCAAAACATCTTCAAATTCACTAGCAGTATCGTCTGTAATATCTTTTATTTTGGACATTTGGTTACCCAATGCCGTAGCGACATTACCCATGCCTTTTAGACTCTCTAAACTGTCTTTATATAAATCGCTTGCCTTTGCATCTTTTGCCATTTGAGGTTTTCCTGTTGATGATTAAATTATAATCCAAGACTTTTCATTCGCTTGTCGTATTCAGGATCTTGTTTTCTTTTCTTAGCTATTTTTTGAGCTAGTCTATTTCTTTGTGTATCCATCGACTTCACGATTTTTATCATTTCAGGATCAGAGGATAATTGTTTTCTTATCTGTTTAGCTTTTCTACTACCTAAAGCCTTAAACAGTTTTCCAAGAAATTCTTTTAGTACTGATTCATTTTTGTATGTATATCTGCCTATACGACCTGACATAATTACTCCGTAGGATTATAAATTTTGATTCAATTATAAATATCAAACAACTAAGTTTTTTTATTTACGTTTGATTTTTGATTGGGCTGCTTTTTGTTGTTTTTCTACTTCTTTTTGTTCGTCTGCATATTGTTTAGTAAGACGTTGTAAGTAGAATCTACGCATGTGGATTGGTAGATTATATGCTTCGTCAAAGGTAAAACCACCTTTGCCGTAATATATTAATTGAAATATTTCTTCGTATATTTGTTTTTTATCATTGGGTTGAAGGCCAAAAAAACTGTGCAGTGACTTGCACTGCAACCTCTCTTTCTGTACCATCAGCGTAAGTAGCTATGGTTGTCATATTCACATCAGGTGTAATTGAAAACAAATGTTTTCTAATTTCTAATGCATCTACTGACAAAAGTTCTTCATCAACAAACTTATTAATGTGAACTCTCTCTGATTTACCATCAACTGAAACTAACATTCTTTTCATACGACTTGTCATACCCGTAGCTAACTTTGCTTTTTGTAATGCTTGAGCTTCTTTTGAAAGTTCCACTTCATCTTTGTGAGTTAAGATTCTGAGAACTACTTCTCTCTCACTATTTGGTAACTTAAACGGAAATTCATTTACACCTTGTGGTATACTTTTAAAATCAATTTCTTTATCATTTAAAGTGGTTAAATCTACTGTCGCAGTTGTTTCTTCTCCATCATCATCTATTGCAGTAAAATCATATCTTTTACTATAAGCAAGTATTCTAGCTGCGATAATAAGTGCATTCTTATCACCAATAAGCAAATCATCTAATTGAATTTTTTTATCTACAATTAGTGCTTCTAAAAGTTTGTCGATTGCAGTTCCCTGCTTTAGTAGATTAGGTGAAGTAAGTATGTCTTCTTCACGTGCGGTCATGTATTTCATCTCCACTTTACCTGAAGAAAGTGGGTTGTCTTTTGGATAAAAATATCCCTGCGACGGAAGATTTACTTCTTCCGTCGGAAATTTAGTTTCTGCCATAGAGTTATCCTCTGATTAATATCATTAAGATTTAAAACCTGTTTATTATAACTATATTAGTAATTCTTGAAATTACAATTTATTTTGATGGTGAAAATTTGTCCTTAATTGGTTTCAAAACCATATCGAAAACAATGTCATCGTATTTAGTTGGGGTAAGTTTAACAATTTTCTCTACTGCGTAAAGAACTACCAAAACGTATTCCCAATTTGCTGCTATCCATTCACTCATTTTAAACTCCTATTAGAATTGTAAGATTGCGTAATCGTATTGTAATGTTAAGGTTATATCTGCTGGTTCGCTAGACTCAAAAGCTATCTCACCAAAGTTTGCAGTTGCTATATAAGCACCTTTTAAAGTCCACTCTTCTACTATATCACCGACTGGACCTAACATATTAAACGTAATATCTTTTTTGTAAAAATCTGCATATCCGTCTCTACCTGTAACCGACTCATGTCCTAAACGAACCCATTCCATAACTGCTTGTGCACCACTTGGAACGATAGGATCGTATAACGTAATATCAATAGGTTGCCAAGTTCCTTTACCTTTTAAATGTCTCTTAACATTTATATGGTCTAAAATCATCTCCTCAAACTGAATTTGTGGTCTTCCTCCAGCTTTAATCAAGTAAGATGGTATACCCTCGATATACATAATAAACCGATTTTTTGTTTTCGGTTCAAACGGGGTAAAAAATATTTCGTTGGTATCTAAAATGTCGGGCATTATTTGTCTCCGTTAAAAGCAATTTTTTATCTTCGTATATAAATATCACAAAATAAAAAAAATGATAATATCAGTATTATATAGTTCTTGTTAGTTTTATAGTAGTTTTATAGAAAAAGAAAAACCCCAACCGAAGTCGGGGTTTTCCATATACGTCAGCGTATGTTATAAGATAAATTACTCAGGGAACGATGCGCCTGTAGGTTGAACAACAAAATCCAACACGATGAACTCAGCAGTTCTCGTAGGTTGAATAAATATCTGTCCTACCAATCTGTTTCTATCTACAACATCAGGAGTATTGTTAGTTTCATCCATTACTACTCTGAAAGCACTTAAACCACTATTGGATTGTACACTTTCAAGGTATGGATTAACAATATTCAAGAATCTGTTTCGTGTTGCTACTGTATTCTGTTCGAATACCAAGTATCTTGAGGATGATGCGATGAATTTCTTCAATGCAATCAACAATCTACGAACATTGATTCTATCTAATGCTGATGGTTTGGATTGTAGTGTCTTCTGTCCGAATACTACTACACCTTGACCAGGGAATGAAGCTATTGGATTCACTCTTTCTTCATAGAGGTCATCTCTTTCAGCGTGAGTCAATCTTGTTTTAGCTTCTAATACCGTTGTCAATCCACCACGATTCAAACCTGCGGGTGCGAACCATTCGTGAGCTACTTTATCAGTAAATGCGATTACGCCAGGTAATACTACTGATGGTGGAACCCAAACTGGTCTGTTTGTATCTCCATCAACTATCTTAACCCAGGGGTAATATGTTCCTGCATAGTTTGTATCTAAAGCACTTACAGTATTTGTTGTGGTAGCGATAGTATCACCATATGCTGCTGAATCCATAATATAGAAAGCGTCTGCTCTTGCTTCTACTTTCAATATTGCATGATTTGTTACCTTTGGATGTAGTCTATGTATCACACCAGGTGTCACCAACAAATTAATATCGAATTCGTCTGGATTACTGACAGCGTTGATAGCTCTTTTGTAAGCTACTGAACCACTTGCTGTAGCACTTGAAATATCAAATCCTTGTGTATTAGCTGCTGTGATGTCGTTACCAACAAGTTTTGGATTACCAGGGTTGTCACCATCAAATCCCCATTGGAAAGGTACAGTAAACTTTCTCTGTCCAATTGCGGATAATGATAATGTAATATTCTCTGTAGCGTCTGAGAATGTAGATGCTAATGTGCTTGCATCAGCATGACCTTTCATATTCTCAAGAGACATAGTTACGTTACCTGTAGTAACTGCTGTTTTGTAAATTGGTGATAAGTATTCAGCGTTATCAGGTCTCTTATCCATATCGAAATCGAATCCATAGAATATATTAGAATCGAAATCACCATTTGTATTCTGCTGTGTATGAACAAAAGATGCACTTGGTGCGCCTGATACTGGAATATATACTGCAGAGTGTCCCATAGGAACAACTGTCTTAGGCATATTTTCTAAGTTATTATAATCACCAACTCGAATGTGTTTACTCAAGTTTGGATAATCACCTTTATAGGTTAATTTACCATTTGAATCTATTTCTACAAATCTATCACCAATCACCTTTGCAAAGTAATTTGCTGATTCAGGATCGAATGTCAAAGCGTCAAATTGTTCAACGATCTGATTATCCTTTGTCTTATTTGGTGCATGATGTCTAACTTGTAGAGAGAATGTTCCATAGTCACTACCTGGCACAGAGGAAGCTGCTTTAATGTTTAAGATATTAACTTTATATTCTGAATTCATATTTGTTCCATGTGAACGTGTATAAACTCTAAATAAATTATATCTTGCACCAGCTACCAACTGTGATTGTAGATATGGTGTTCTTGCTACACTAAAATCTTTGTTACCTGTCCATGTGTCGGCGTTACCATTTGCATCAAAAGTAGTTACACCTGAATTTAAGTCGAGTGTAGCATTTGATGCTGTAATAACATTCCAAGCACCTGAGCCAGTTGAATGTTGTATCCCCTTAAAGTTTTTATAAAGGTATACTGGAACCGTAGTTCCTGCTCCGTCGTCTGCAATCTGAGGATCTCGACTGAATACATCTCCAATATAATTTGCACTTCCAGAACTGAAAGATATTGTCTTTGTGTAGGTTGTAATTCCACTACCACTAACGGATAATGTATAACTTGTAAAGTCACCACTACCTGTAGATGCGGTTAAATCAGCGGTGCCGTTTGTTCCACCACGTGATGGTGCTAAAACTGCTAATGTATGATCCTTAGTTGAACCAGTAATTCTACTTGACAATGTGATTATATCAGGTTTATATCCACCCAATCCTAAGACTCTAACGACTGTTACCGTTCCAGCGGAACGTAAGTATTGTTGTACAGTGTATGGTGTATAAAAACGTTTATCGAGACCACCAAACATTTCTTCAAATTCCGAATAGTTGTTCAGAATTGTAGGTGTAAAAGCTGGACCTTTAACGGTAGGACCGATAATCGCAGCTCCAATGTCAGCTACACCTTGTGGAAGAAATGATAAGTCTTTCTCTTGTGTAAATACACCAGGACTTACTATTCTTTCAGCCATTGAGTTTCTCCTAAATGAGTTTTAAAATAAAGAAAAATTATTTAATTATAAGTATAAAGAAAAATCCCCAAATACAATAATGTGAGGATTTTTCTTAGGTTTTTTAAAGTTTTTTTTAACTATTTGGTGTAAATACACCAGTTTCAGGATCTAAATTACCAGCTCCGTATTTGTCATTCAATTCTTTTGCTACTTCTTGCTCTTTTGCTTGAGTGTCAGAATACTTTTTAGCGTATTCTTCTTCTGATTTTGCTAATCCATCTATTTGTTGTTGAAGTGCTATTTTCTGAATTGCTATTTGACCAAATGCGTTCTGACATTCGAGATAGTCTTGTTGTATTTGTTTTAAAGACTGTAACTCTTCATCTGTAAATTTAATTTCCTTGTCTGCCATAACATTTCCTCTTGATTAATATTAACTTAGTAATAAGTATAAGTTACTAATTCAAACAATCACACTTTTTTTTGATATCTTCTATCTCTGTTTTTAAGTCTTTGACTGCTTCAATAAGAACTGATGTTAGTTTAGCGTAATCTACCGTCAAGTGTGGATCTTTACCATCTAAACCATCAACTTCTTTTACAACTTCAGGTATTACCTCTTGAACTTCTTGTGCAATCAAACCAATATCATTTCCTCTGTCTTCTCTAATCCAATCAAATTTACGACCTTGTAGTTTGATAACATCAGCTAATCCATAATTCATATTTTCGATATTAGTCTTTAGTTTTTCATCAGAAGCTACAGTTGAAGAATACGCAACCACATCAGCGTCTGCGTGGAATGTTCCACCACTTGCCAATCTAAATTCTTCTACATTACTTAAATAAACTTTAATATTATCATCAGTTCCGAAATCAATCCAATCACCACCACTATCTCTACCAATTTTTAATGCTGTGTTATAAATAGATGTGATTGTTGTTTGTGCTGCTGTAATCGCTACATCGTTTGCGTTTGCAGTAATTCCATCTCCACCTACTACATTTATAGTTCTGTTAGCAGCTATCGTTCCACCACCTGTTAATCCATCTCCAGCTGTAACACTAACACTACTATGGTCGATGTGTTCGTTTGCTACAAAGTTTTGTAAACTATCGTGGTCTATCACACCTTGTGTTGCAGTTTGAACTGTTCCATGTAGGTAGGTAGACTCTACACTACCAAATGAACCTGTAGAAGCTACTGAACCACTTGTTACAGTTGAGTTCAACTTTATTATGTTTGCTGATATTGTTAAATCTGTACCGTCGCCCTCTATCTTTTCTCCGTCATCTCCGAAAGTAATACCAACGTTTGATGGTATGTTTACATCACCTGTAGCGGTTAGGTTTATGTCAGCTCCTGAGTTTATTGTCAAATCAGTATTGTTTGATTCAATCTTCTCACTTGCGTTATCATCGAATACCAATCCAATATTTTTAGGAATGTGAACATCAGAAGTTGCAGTCAAGTTTAGTTTAGCACTTGACGCTATAGTTAAATCGGTTCCATCTCCCTCGATTTTTTCTCCGTCATTTCCAAACGTCATACCAATGTTTGCTGGTACATTGATATCACCATTAGCACCAACGTTGATATTTAAATCAGTTCCGTCACTCTCTAAGAATTCACCTGTTGAGTTTCCACTATGGTCATTAAATGATAATCTATTTGCTACAAAAACGTTACCAAATGAACCTGTAGAAGCTACTGAACCACTTGTTAAAGATGAATTTAATTTTAGAATATTAGCTGATATAGTTAGGTCTGTACCATCACCCTCAATTTTCTCTCCATCATCACCAAACGTCAAACCAATATTTGCAGGTATGTTGATGTCACCTCCTGAACCTACGGTTATAGTTAAGTCTGTGTCGTCTGATTCAATTTTTTCGTGAGCACCAAACATTAAACCTTTGTTTACTGGAATCTTAACATCTGCATCAGGGCTTAAGTTGATAATATTACCTGCTATAGTTAAATCAGTTCCATCACCTTCAATCTTTTCACCATCGTTTCCGAAAGTAAGACCTACGTCTGATGGAATGTTAATATCTGTCGTAGCCGTTAGGTTAATATCAGCTCCTGAATTGATGGTTAAATCTGTATCATCAGATTCAATCTTTTCACTTGAGTTGTCATCAAAGACTATACCTTTGTTTTTAGGAACGTGAATGTCAGTAGTTGGGTTTAAATTAATTTTTGCACCAGTTATAGTAAGGTCTGTTCCATCTCCCTCAATCTTCTCACTATCTCCACCGAACACAATACCAACGTCATTTGGAACATGAATATCGGATGTTGCTGTAAGGTTTATTTTAGCACTTGAAGCTATAGTCAAGTCAGTTCCGTCTCCCTCAATTTTTTCACCATCATTTCCGAAAGTTAATCCGATATCAGCTGGTATATTAACATCGCCTGTAGCATCTAATGTTAAGTCTGCGCCCGTATCAATTGTTAATGCACCACTTGCATCAATTTCAGCTGCGTCTAATGTAATTGTATCTACAGTAAGTTTAGGTGCTTCCATAAATACACTTGAAGAAAGTGCAGTACCAGCGTGTCTATATCTTAAAAATGCTACACTACCACTTATACCCCAATCTATACCACCATCGTTCATCAGTGCGGATGTGGCTGAACCACTACCAACCGTTATGGTGTGGTCAGCGACTTGTAGACTTCCAACTTGTGCTTCAAGTCTATTACCTGTAACAGTCAAGTCTCCTGGAATTGTTACATTACCATTGTTAAGAGTAACAGTTTCAATTATTGTATCTCCTGTTGAGGATAATGTTAAATCACCACTTGAAGCTATTGTAAGGTCGGTTCCATCACCTTCAATTTTTTCACCATCATTACCAAATGTTAATCCTACATTACTTGGGATATTTATATCAGTCGTAGCAGTTAAATGTAAGTCATTACTTGAAGCTATGGTAAGGTCAGTTCCATCACCTTCAATCTTTTCACCATCGTCTCCGAAAGTCATACCAACGTTAGCAGGAACATTAACATCACTTGTTGCTGTAAGGTTTATATCAGCGCCTGAGTTTATTGTCAAATCAGTATCATTACTCTCTATCTTTTCACTAGCATTAGCGTCAAAGACTAATCCAACGTTTTGTGGGATATGAACGTCTGAGGTAG